CTCTTTAAAGTACGTTTAAATTCGTCTTGCTCAGACTGATTATTAAATGCTGTATGATAAAGAATGTATTTTGCAAAAAAACCTTTCCTTAATTCGCTGTTTTTAAATGATTTTATTTGAGCTTCTGTATCTGCATCTTCGATTGAAGGGTCTATCTGAGATAAAGGATATATATACTCATCGTCAAGTAACAACATCGCTATTTGACCTTTATATCCTCTTTTAAATTGACTTTCTACGACACGTTCATCTGGATTATATATATTTATCTTCTCAACATCATTAATATTAAATTTTAATTCAGGTTTTTTATCCCAATTGTAATAATAATGAATGAATCCGCTATAATTCTCACTGTCTTTCTTCCCAAATCTACAATTTCGATACGGCATTGGCTTTACTCCACATTTTTTATAGAGTGCATTATATTGTACATTCAAAGAAGCTGCATTTTGTCTTGAAATAGAGTGAGCCGTTTGTCTTAATAGGTCATAAAGTGTAATCTTACCATTAATATCTTCAAAAATAACTATATCATTTAATGATTTATCCTTGAATCCGTTGCCAATTATGAATGCTTTTGCCTTATTTGCTGCTGCTTTAGCCGTTACACTATTGTTTATTATTCGCTCAACCCGTTGAGGGTAGCAATTATCTGCACCATTATTAAAAATACCTGTTGTTTTATCGTATTTTACGACGTTTCGACGTATTATTTCGTTTATATGTAGCTTCATTTTATATTATTTTGTTCATTTTTGCATGAAATTGTCAATATTCCAGCCGTATTTTATAGCAAAATTCTTAAAAACATCGAAATTTTGACCTGCTAAAAACCCCTTTTCTTCCTCTGTAATATCTTTTTTGCTGTAATAACATCCATTATAGTAGAATTTATCGTTCATATCATCGTTTTTTTTATCAAAATGATTACGAACAACGCGTAAGTAATTTTTTAACTGACAATCACAAGCTGATGGCTGACCTCCTGTTAATTTCATCCATTCTTTTACCACTATTCTAATAAAAACCCCGACCCGTAGTATTTCGGCATCGGGGTTCTTCAAAACTTCTTCGATAGTCATTTTGACTACATTAAACTGTTTCTGTAGCGACTAAAGCGGCTAATGTGGTTGCAAAATTTGTATTCCAAAATACGTATTCGGAATATTCTTCGCCTTGTCCTTCTTTTGTGCTAAATTCAATCTCTGTTGTTCCGCTATTATCGTTAGCTTTTTTTGTCTGTGATTTTTTCCAAAGTCCATTTGTTACTCCGTACGCCAAAAAACATCCTTCTTCTTGTAATCCGTTTTTCTGTACGATAACAACAATGTCATCTGCTTTGTCGAGATTCGCTTTTTCTGCCGCTGTTGCTGCCCACGTTTTTATTGAAAAACTATGCGTAAAAGTTGTTGGCATTCCATCCGCCACAACTGCTTCGTAACCAGCATTCATAAAATCGCTAAATCCTTCCGCCGTAAATGATGTCTTTCCGCTCACTCTCGTAATAGCAGATATCGCATTTGTTGTTTTAGTCAAAGAGGCTATCTCTGCCCGATTAAAAATCCATGCTTTGGGTTTAAGCCCTTTAACGGGCGGTTTTGAACAGTCGTTTATAATGTCGGCTGTTAGTAAATTTGTACAAGCCATATTTTTATTTGTTTTTAGTTAAAATTTTATATAATTCAAAATCATTTTCTTTTATCTCTAAAAGTTTATCCTTGTCAATGTCGGCGTGTCTGTATTCAACTCCTTTTCTTACCGTGACAATTCCGTTATTTTTCTTTGATGCCATTTTATGCTGTATAAGTAATAGTCCAACCTGCTGCAACCAATTCTGAATAATAGCTGTTAGAAAGAGTAGACCACGTTGATTTTGATGCACTTTCTGTTATATCAATAGTTCCATTTTCTTTTCCGCTATCGACACAAGCTTTTAATAGATATTCTATGTTATATTTTGTAAAAGATAAACCTTCAAAATAATACGTCAAACTATTTTTAGGAACAATAATAACAAGAAAACCATCTCCAGCCGTTGTAAAACCTAGATGTCCATTTACTGAGCTTTCGTATGTATCATCCGTATTTTTCACAAATGCAGATTTATCCGCATCAATTTCAAACGATAAACCCCCTTGAACGTCTACGCTCTTTTCAAAATATAGATAATCAACAAGTTTTGCAGGGCTTGATATTTCAGGCGTAAAGAAAAATTCAGATAAGCTTTCTTCTCCTCCCTCCTTACTTTCATATTCAGCAGTTACTAATCCTAAATTGTCATTTGTTTTTCTGCTTTGCGTTTTTTTCCACAGACCATTCTCTGCACCATATACGAGCCATTTCCCAGCGTTTGATTTTGATACTACAATTATCCCGTCCATTTTATCTAAATCTGCATTTCCTGTTTGAGATAAAATAAAAGAAAAAGAATGTTTGTATCGAGTATCTAACGCATCATTACTTACAGCTTCCGAACCAGCATTAAAAGCAAAATTTGAGGCTGAAACTATAGAAAATGCTGCCTGTAAAGGATTCGATAACAATTTAACAACTTTTGCACCTTCTAAATCAACTCCAAAAAACACATTTGTTCCTGAATACGGTAAAATATAAGCAATAGGGCTTACTCCCTTAACGGGCAAATTAGCACAATCGTTAATAATATCTTTTGTAAGCAAATTACAACTCATTTTTTTGTTTTTAAAAGGGAGCTTTAACACTCCCCTTTTAATTAATAAGCTACTGAAACTTTATCAGGACGAACAACAACTGTGTCCATATCAAAATCAAATCTGATAATTGATTTTCTGTCCTTCTGTACATAGAACGCTTCTATTGAAGATATATCCTCTTCGTTAAGTGTTGCAACTGGTAATAGGTCAGGTGTCGCCATAATTCCGCGATGCGGGAAATCGTATGTTTTAGCCTCAGGAGATCCGCCATCTGAAACCTCGAAATAGTCCATAATAGCTTTTGATTCAAACAAAGAAGTTTCCACAGGAATACCCATGTATGCCACTTGTTTAATTCCATTAACGGTAATTTCAGAAAGTCCACCACCGCTTAACGTGTTAGCAGAAAGATAATTCTTATATCCATTATAGATACCTGCTGTAACACGAATATAAGCTGTCGGGTCAAGTTTTAAAGCATTGTCAGCCTTGTCATAAAGTCCTTTTACAATATCGAAAGCCTCGTTATCGGTTAACGCTTCTTGCAAAGCTTTTGTAGCCTTTTCATTTCTTGCAATATTTGTAAAAGAGGTTGTGGTTCCTGCTGTGACACTGTCCATTACTTGTCTCCAAATTCCATCGAGAGGCGTGAAGAATTTAGGGTCTATGGTATCAACTACTTTTCCTCCATCTTCTACATTAGAAGCATCTTTATCTCCTAGCCATATTAGTCTTTCGTGAGCCTCTTTTATAAATTGAGCAACTTTTGCTGTAACGTAAATATTGATAGCTTCTTGATCGGCTAAATCTCCAAATTTATCTTTAGCATATTTTTTAACTAAAGCTTTAAAATTTTGGTCAAGGTCAGATTGACAAATTTCGAGAGAATCCTCGATAGTAACCAAATCCCAGTACTTCTCAGCCAATTTAATATTCATTCCACCGCTAGCGATAGCTGCACATCCAGTTGCTTTCCATCCTGCAAGCCCGCTTGTTGAATCCAACAAAATTTGTGTCTTTCTATTTATTCCTGTCGCTGTCGTGTGGAATTTAGTGTAATTAGGATCTTGATAGACAAATTGAGCTATCATTTGAGTAAGGTCTCTTACTTCTTCGGGATTGATTGTTAATTCCCCGATATTAGGTATTTGTGCCATTTTTTTTTATTTTTTTAAATTATTTAATTATTTAATTATTTCTGAAAGTTTACGAGGAGCTTTTGTTCCTTCTGTTTTTTCCTCAGGCTTTAAACCAACCATTTGTGATTTGATTCCTGACAACTGATTGTTAACAACTGTTAACTGATTTCTGTAATTAGATATTTCAGCCTTTAGTCGTTCCAATTCAGCTTTTAAAGCTTCTGAATTATCAGGACTTGCAGGCAATTCATCAGGATTTACTGTTTCTGAAGGTTTAATTTCTTTTACAACTCCTTTTTCAAAAATTAAAGTTGTTCCATTCGCCATTAAAACTTCTCCTTCTGGAACCGTGCCGTCTTGCTTTTTACCCACATCCCCAACTTCTGGCAACGAGCCTTCTGGAACATCGGGAAATTCAATTTGATTACCCTTGCTATC